CAGACTGCCAAAAGCATGCTGTAAAAGATAAGGGTTTCGAGCTCAAATGTGTACCCATTGCCCATTGCAGACCACTTCTCGAGCAGGACCGTACGATCTGGCCATTCAACCAGATCAGTACGACTCAGCTCTAAAAGTTCAAGCCAACGGGCGGGTAACACATGCCTCACCAGAGCTAAAGAGATCAGATCCGATGCAGAAGAAAGGTCGATAGTCGCAAGACTATCGTCAATACTTCCTTGTCGAGCCATTTCTCGATTAAGCTCTTGGGAGTTAAGATCGACACCGAAGTGCTTCAATTTCTGTCTCAATAGAGACCCAACACCGAGCTGAACGTAAACATTCAGATCAGGTTGGATCTCAATGCAACGAGAAATCTTTGCATTCTTCGGAACTATGCACCCACGTGCAGAACGCCGAACCCGAAAGCTCGGCTTCTCCTGTCTCCAGAGTTCTGGAATACAGAAGACTGCGAAGGGGAGCAACCTAGGACTGACATCTAATTGCCGTCCACGGTACTTCTCGGCGTACAAAGCCGATCCGCTCACTGAAGTTGTCGCCCCGGGCCCAAAGCGCATCTTGTTCTCAGCAAAGCTGAGGTCACGACGCGTCAAAGGGCCAAGGATGCGTTCGATCCAGTATTTCATTCTTTCAAGCAATTGAAAGAACTCTAGATCGGACGCCAGGCGCTCATGAAAGGAGTTGTTAAACTCCCCACATGAGGCCTCGGACTCCAGGTATTTCTCATAAGCCAGTCTATCCCGATCGAAAGTCGTTTGTTGGACTTTCGTTTTGGATAAAGCGTGTACAGCCTGCCAGTCCAATGCGAATGTCCGCTGATTAATATAATCAGCGGGGTTAATTCGCTTGGATACTAGCTGGTCGTACTCGCCGTTCCGCAAAAGGATAGAACAGCTGAGAGAAATGGCTGTGTCGCAGCTCTCAAAAAGAGTCTGTGCGATCTCTGTCTCGAGTTTAGCAACTCGATTCTCAGGTTTAACAACCATGAGAGGCTCCATGAAAGTTCTGAATGAGTTATTATTCTTACTCTCCTGGCGGGGAGCAAGAACTTCGCCCACGACTGTATGTTAATACATCGGGTCGAGGTCCTTGACCACCCCACGGACCGCCGTCACGTCCAGAGCATTGGCGACGAAAGCCGCCAAGTCTGCACGATTCTGCGCCGTGAAAGTGTCAGGGATCACGAAGTAACCCTTGAACAGACCTTTCTTCGTCACGACGTTAATGCCGTTGACCGACTCCACGATCGGAAGATCG